CCGCCATAGTGATACCACCAGGAGTCGTAACTGGGGCCACAGTCACATATGAAAATTCCAACGTTTCAAAGTTGTAACTTTCATAGTTGGGTGCGATCGACGATAACCAAGGGAAGAGCGCCGAGTTACCCGGATTGATAAGGAAGGCAACTGTGTTCTCTTGGGCAAAGAGGCTAACCGTATCGAATCTTTCACGATGTGTGATAGAGACCCCACGAGAATCCCCGACAATTCTAGCCGCTGTGTGTCGCTGAGCTGGTGCTCGGGTGACGACAGCAGTAGGTCCAGGGCGTGGTTGAGCACGCTTTTTGCCTTTCTTAGTCTGAGGTTTAGGTGTTCGGCGTTGCATGGTGGGAGAGGGCAGAGAGGGGTGGTTTGTGTTGGTATCGTATTAATTGTGTTGGTATAATCAAATTCTGTAACTATACGATACTGGCGGTCGGTCTGATATGTCACCATTCTCCACGGAGTACATGAAATCAACTAATGGGTCAATGATTAGTGTTGGTTCGTGCAATTTAACCTTCTTGATCATGTCCTCAACGGGTTCACAATCTAGTCGGCTTACACCAAATTTCAACATGAAATATTTGTCCCAGTCAATCTGAGTAACTCGATGATCGTTCTTTCGCATGAAATCCACTTTTTCCCTGAGGTTAGTAACCCGGCTGCCTGATGATATCTGTTTCCTTAGAAACAGACCGAGTATTGGACAGTCGTGGAAAAATGGTACAAAAGATTCGCAAACGGTGTTGACCCATGCTGCCTCCTCCTTCGGTATGATAGGTCGGATAGTCCACAACAACTTAACCAGTGTTCTGGAGATGAATGGGCCAAAGGCGAGTTTATCATCGTGTGTTGGATACCATTGTCCGTGGACAAATGTGACATCATATACACATGTGAAAACTCTTGCCTTTGGTGTAATCCCATAAGTCTCCTCAATGGTTGAGAGCCTGGACACATCCGATGTTGCATCATGTAAAATGGCAAGCATGTCATCTCCCATGACAATGATGTCAGCAGAGACGAAACCACCCAATTCTTCTAGGGCGTTGATAATAATAAGCAGGTTGATATAACTATTACCTGAGGAAGTGTCATAGTGGCCTGACTTCCTAGTCGTCTTGGACGTGAACTTGACAAAAGAATTACCATGCACATACTTGCCATATGCATTGTAACACTGACGATTGAACCGAGCAAAAGCGGGGTCCATTTCGTCCATTGCCTCATTTGCCAGATTGAGATGATCTTCATTCATCGTTGCATCCCAGGACTTTCCGTCTCTCTCATAGAAAGTCTTCGTCCCTGGGCGTTGCAAAGCATCATACATCCAATCTGCAATGTCTGTCATGTTCATTCCACAGCCTATCCTGCAGTGGTAAGCGTGGTTGAGCTTTAGGGGTTCCTGACTGACCACCTGACATATCGTTTTCTGATATGCCGCGTAGCTAGCGCCCCACACCGACCCAGCAACTGTTAGATAATAGCCCTGAATGATACGGGCTTTATCCACACAGCTCTCGGTTGCCGGTTTATAGGACCCATCACACACTTCCCGCTTGGGGAAAAGTTTCACCCGCACTCTTTTCTCCTCCGATGATGGGAGGATCTCCTCTTCGAGCGCACGGGTGAGCTTGTCTCTTTTGGCTGGCAGACAACTGTTTATCCAGTCCTCCTCGTTCATCTTGTTGTCAGCGTAGACAGTACGGAACGCGTTATACCAATTAAACCCCCGGTACCGTAGGGGTGCGGTCTGTACTGGCTGCTGTTTAAGGTGCCTAGTAACCAACCCATTATGTACAGTGCTACAGCATTTGCTGACACAATCACAAATCCCAAAGCTGATGCCAAGGAGGCTACAGCCAAGTTGTGGATGTGTGTTACAGTCGCAGTGCTCAATTCGACTAGTGATCGTGTGCTTGGGGTCGACCAAACTTTCATCACCGCACGGAAGGCAGGTTGCTGCAGTCCGCCGTGAAATAAGATGGTAGATCCCCCAGCCAGGGCGCTCAAGAAATACATAATCCCCGCGCATTTCACCAATTGTCTCAATGTGAAACTGGGGACGCAGTTTAAACTGTATTCAAAAGAACGTCCCACTAGGTAGCTTGGGTACGTTAGGAGTAATTTGCGATTAATCCGGGCAGTAACCGTTGACTCATGGGATATCGCTACCATAACTGCATCAGTCGCCTGTGCAGTGGTAACACTATATGTCCTTGCAAGAGTTGAGATTATTGTCCTTACTTGATTCGCTCTCACATCTAATGAGGCTGACTTTCGTGCCAAGATGGCTGCATCTGCGGAAGATTGTAAGGCTTTGGTTGGGGGCGTCATTACCAACCGGTTCGGCGTCAAAGGGCTATATCCATCCACACGAATGTACTTGATGACTTCCGTGTGTGGCTCGACATTTCCAAACGTTTTGTCTGAGAATGCATGGATGGTGAATAGCGGACTTACGCATGCCTCATAGCATTTGAGTGCTGGCCTAGCGAGTGCTATGGTGCTACAGATTGCTAACGCGACACGGCTTTTAAGGGCTCCCACAAGGAGTGCTCCTGCCATGATAGTCGTAGCAACTGGGCTCCGCACAAGCTCAGCATGTACTCTGTGCTGGAAATCGTACATTTTCTGTGAGTGGGCGAAAATGTGTTTACCACCGGCCTTACGAACCCATTCATTTGTTGGGTGATTGTACACATGTCCACCTGGATGTAGAGGTGAGAACTTCACGTCATCTAATCCGGTGACAAACTGTACACATCTTACAAACCAATTGGGTCGCTCCCACTTATACTCGGGTTCCGTCTCCGGAACGTATGGCTGCACGTGATCAACGATATGCTCTATGCTGGTCAATTCCGTTACCTTCGCCCAGTCTTTGGGTTGGAAGTAGTAAGCTGAATTGGTTGCAGTATATTGCACATTCGCCGCTGTAATGCAGTCACACTCGTGTAATTGGTGGTCACAGATATTGATTCGGGTTGGGTTGGGTGCAAATCCAGCCGTCCGATCAGTTATCGGTATCTTCCTTGGCAATCCCGCCATGTTCCGACCTTTGTCTTGGATGTCTGAGACAGGACACATAGCGTGGAATAGCACTCCTGGAGTGCGTCTCCGTATTTCGTCTGAGCGGAAAGCACCAGAGAATCCGGCCCCGACGTCAACGACAGTTCGAGGCCCAGTTCTTCCGACTTTCTCCACAGCAAAACGTTTAACGGTGTATTCGGCAAGTTTACGTGCATCTGCCAGCTTTTCGTGCCCATGTATGAAATGAGCAGTAATAGCTGCAGGTGCGGGAGGGGGATGTGTTGGAATAGCGGTCATACTAGCTTGGACTTTTAACGCAGTTTACGCGGGAATTGTGC